GTTAAATTCTCCTTGAAAAGTGGCAGCCGTTACGCCGTCACGTTAGCGAGCGGTTGAACACCGTACTCAATAGCTACCCCGGTAATGGCTGTGGCATCTGTGCCGCGCAGGATGTAAATCTGATCACCCTGGTTGACGTTAATGCCGCCCGGAGCGGTGTTGGAACCCGCTTGCGCTTGGCCTGTAGTAGCTGTACCGAACAACGGAATGTTCAGCACCACACCCACCGCGCTGGTTTGCGTGGCTGTGGCCGTGCCGTTGTACGGAGCCACTGCGAAGGGGCCATACGTTGCGGTGGACATCGACGGCGCAGCCCCCGGCGCGGCGTTGTTCATGATGCGAATCAACTGCACCGTGTCCGCCGACGCGCTCGTGACCGTAGCCGTGCCGTTCCACAGCGTGTACGCCGAAGAACCCACCGCCACTACTGCCGCCGTGATTGAGAAAATCGTCAGCGCAGTAAACGCGACGAACTTGCTGGTCGTACCGTTGGCACCCGCGGCCAGCGCAGGGTAGGCGTGCTGCATCCGGGTAATGTACCCAGGATGGTCATACGCCATGTTCTTTGTAGTCATGATCACATTCCTTTATCTGCGGACCTCTCCCACGTTGTATCCGGTGGAGCAGTGCGGAGGAGAAGGTCTCCGCACTCCGGGTTAGGAATCACAAAAACTTGTAACGTTTGATAAGCCCACGCTTGATCGCACTGACCTTTTGCTGACTGACCCCAGTATGCTCTGCAATTTCCCTCTGCGTGAATCCTCTGGAAAGCATGTCTTTGATGGTCTCTGCAGTATCATCCTTCTGCGCTTCGACCGCCGCCAACTTTTCAATAACCTTTTCCAAATTCTCCGCGTCCGGCACCCATCGCACACCGCGAACAATCTTGCTGACCTGCTGCTGACTAATGCCGTAGAGCTTGGCAATTTTTTGCTGCGACATTTCTTTACGCTGAGCTAATCTTCTAACCTCAAGCATCTTAGTTAAAGACAATTTCGCCATGGGGTGCGCCTCTCCAGGTTTTTGCCCTGAAGCATTCACATTCCCCCTAAGCCTGCCTTTACTACGCGCGTCGCGGGTATTGTCTGCTGCGGACCCCACAAACAAATGATCGGGATTCACGCACAAAGGATTATCACAAGTATGTAGAACCATCAAACCTTCTGGTATCACGCCCCGATAAATCAACCACGACATCCTGGGCGCTTTAACTAATATTCGAGGGCTCGATAACTGCAACACACCATATCCTTTCACTGTAGCAGACTTCCAATTCCAGCAACCTGCGGCCTTTTCGAACTTAGACTCAAAACGAGCAATAGTCTTCGCATCAAACATGGCAACCTCAGTAAGTGATTACGGTCAACTACTTTACTACCTAATCACCTACTGAGTCAAGCATTACGCAAGACTGTCCCACTTGACTATACGGGCGTTAGCCGCTAGAGTGTGAACTATACCAAAGCCTCCTAAATAATACCAGGCGACTCCCTTACTACGGCCGTAGTCGGATGGGATCTTTCCTCGCATCTCCTCGGGCGTCGCAATGGCTTCCGCCACCGTGTCGTTACCGAAGAAGAAGATCCAGTCCGAGTTACCCGTGACCCACGGAACCATGTCGCCACCTGCGGTGTTCGCGATACCCGTAGTGCCGACACCCTTGGCGATGTTGGTCTGCTCGACGTAGCGCACATTCTCATAGCGCCCGATCTCGCCGTTCATGATCAGCTTGAATCCCGTGTCCGAATACTGGTGAATGGTTTCCAAGTTGTTCTTGAACGCACGCAACGTCGTCGGCCATGCGAGAGCGTAGTAGTCATCTCCAAGGTACGCCGGGACGTTTCTTTCTTTCATCGTATCGACCACCGCCTTGGCGTGCGCATTGTTGTACGCCACAGTGTTGGTACCCGTCACAGTACCGTTGGTGTACAGCGTGATCGCCGACGTGCTGGTGCCCGCCGTGGGGATGGCGCGCAGTAGAGTCTGGTTGAACTGTGTCCATGCCAGACGATCGAACGTCTTGATGGCGTCGTTCTTCAGAACCTTCTGCACCAATTCCATCACCGGGAACTTCGATAAGTTGTCCAACTTCCCCGAGTAGGGACGGTTCGTGTTATCACGCGGCTCTTTATCCGCGTTTCTCATAGTTTCCCATGAGCCCTGACTATATCTTCCCTTTCGGGGAGCGCACTCGTGGAGCTTTACTGTCCGTTCTGGACTCCGTGCTCTAGTCGATGAACCTTCGCCGCATTCCTGCGACGCTTGGCTGCTGATTTCCCAATCAAACGAATTTTCTGCATTCACGCTTTCCGTTTCCAGATACGTTGTAGCCCCGTTTGCTATAAGGGAGTTCCAGCAATTCACGCTCTTTTCTATGTTACCTATGTACATCATGCTATAAGTAAGTAGCGACTCCTAATGAATCGAATTTCCTGCCTCGGTAATTGTCAGGGTGCCCTGAGTACGATTTCATTTGTTAATCTGCAACTTTCGTTGCAGGCCAGACTATATCTTCCACCCGATCTTGATTCGATTTCCATCCAGGTTCCATGTGATAGAAATCTTCATATCTCGGATACTCTCGCGTATAGTCGTTGAGGATACGGGAACAGAACGCCAGTCGGGCAGCTTTACGTTTAATTGTAAACCCCAGTCCTGCGTTTATATAACTAGGAATGTCAAGACGAAATATCTTGATGGTCTTACCCGGCTCACCATTCTTCTTCAGCACAGGTTTGCGGAAATAAATTTTTGATACTTTTATTCCGTGCAACTGCACCATCCGGTAAAACTCATCGAACCAACTATCACAACAGGCAAACCCCAACGTCATATCATTCAGTCCAATACCACCAGAAAGAAAGCAGTTAATCCATGCTTCTGCATCCATTAGACCTTGGATGAATGCAAGTTGCACTTTTTTAGAGCCCTCTGACACGACCAATGGAATCTTCGTTTTGTGCTCTGTAAGCATTTCAACGTCATCTACAAATTCACGTTGTGCTACACGAAGTTTGTACTGCTGCCTGTGAGATTCAGAATTAATCCCTGAGTTGTGCTTAGAAATTTTGTAATCAAAACCAATCAGCACTTTAATTGCATCCCTCCATGCTTCGATCATTTCAAGATCGCAGCATTTCAACATCAGCATCGGCCCACGACGAGTATCTGCCAATGCTAAAGGTGTGTAATTAATGTGCCCATCTCCAAGCAATACACCGTAGAAATATCCTGTTGCTGTTTCGACATCCATAGCTGTTCCTTTCCTGCTGATTACCCAATCTTCAACTCTATTGCCTTGGAACGCAGTGCGCTCCCTTGGGCTGTTGAAGCTCTCAGGGACTTCCAGCACATAGCGAGATTTAACCACGACTATTAGTGCACCCAGTCAATCGTGTAGTTCGTCTCTGGCATCGTGTTGGTTTCCACCAACACCCCGCCCGCGTTCGCCACATCAGAGAACACGTCCCAGGTGAACAGATCACCCTTCTTTTTTCCCTGCTGTGATGCGTCGCGCACATCTGCAAATTGCTTCCTGTTACCCCGGCAATGTTTAGCCGTGGGCCGGGCATTTCTGCCGGCCTCTGCATGTCGCCATGCAGAACAGACTCTATCACCACGAAATAACACTTCGTGCCCTGCGTATAGTCGTTGAAGGGTCGATATGCCACGCCATCTCCACTTTCATTTCTTCGTGGAAACGCTTGAACTCTGATCGCTGGCAATAATTTTTGCCCTCTACAGAATTCCGGCCTCGATACGGTTGTGCTTGGACCCATTTGACAGTTTCAATCATTAACTCAGCCATACGCCGCTTATTTACAAGATAGGGTAGAACCAAAGAAAGTAGTTTTTTGATGCCGCCCTGCGACGCAATTGTAATTTCCATCTGATTGCGCCACGTATCTTTTTTATTTTTGTACCGTTTCACTGAATTCAACGCATAGAAAAACACAATATCCTCGCGCACATAAATTTCTGAAACTTTCTTAATCATGCGCAGATCTGTGTTCGTTATACGAAGCTTCGGTACAAAATAAGCATTGTCATCTTTCACCTGTACAGAGTTATGAATGTTTCCTTCACCATCAATAATCCCCGCTAACCACGCGAGATCGACTTCCCTGCTGATTGGCCGCACCTGAGCATTTTCACTCTGTGGTATCTCAGGATACCCCGGCTGTTCCAGCACATAGCAAGGTTTTAATTCCGCCTTTCGAGTCGGCATTGGCACAATAGAACTCCTATAAATAGCGAGGTTCATCATACCAAAGTTCCGGCCTAATGTTGACGGAATTTAACTAACGGCTGCACAGCCATGCGCAGCACATTCGACAGTTGGCGCGAGTACATAAACCCACCCAAACTGTTTACGGCCCAGACTTGTCCGGCCATGGTAATTCTCCTTAAAAGTTACGTTCGTAATCGCTGGGTACCACCACGGGCTTCCGCCATCTTGGCGATAACATCTCCAACGGACTCAGGCTTATCTTCTTCATCCGCATCAGCACGAGGAGCTTTGACCGCCGCAGCTTTAGGTATGGGGGTCACACTGGCCTTGCGTTGTTGCTTCTGGTCGAGCGACACCGTTTCGTCCTTCTTCACTTCGTCCTTCTTCGGGTCTTCGACTTTGGTCGCAGCACTTTTAATCAGGGTATCTTTCCATTCACGAATACCCTTACCGATCTCGTCATAGCGTTCCCAATAGCCGCGCTTGTCACCCTTCGCCAATAGCTCCTGATCTTTTCTCAGAGCCATATCGCGAAGCATGTCATCGCCCAAAATATCCGGGTACTCTGACTCGAAACGGTGTGCCGCTTCCTTGAAGGTCAAGCGTTCGTCGATAGTACGAGCGATGCTGTCTTGATCGACGGTAGGTCGATTACGCATCTGTAACTTTTCGATTGCTGCCATGGCTTCTTCTTCAGTGCCCATTTGTATAGCGCGGACCAGCGCTCGCCTGTCTTCCAGGCCATCCGATGCAGGTTCTTCCTTCACCGGAATTTCTGTAACACGTGAAGCTTCCGCATCACGCCTAAGCTTTGCGGCATCAACCAGATACTGGTCCGCCGACTCGACCTTCTGGGCACGAGCGATAAGCTCATCCTGAGTAAGCTCCATCTCCTTGCCGTTGACTTTTATCTTTACTTTTGCTTGCCCTGCTGTTCCTTCTTTCCCAGCATCTGCAACGTCACCATTCGCTTCCGCAGCAGCCCGATCAAGCTCCTTCTTAACAGTACCATCCTCGTCCTGCCGGATAGCAGCTTCTCTAGCAGCTTGTTCTTCATCTGAGAGATTCTCAGCAACAAACTGCACCACCGTTCCGTCATCGTTAACATCCATCAACTCCTCTGCACGCTCCTTGTCGTTCGCATCGTTGATGCGATTCAACATGGCAAGACGAGCTTCGTTCCCTGTGCCGACCGTCTCTACCCCCTCATCGTCTCCACCCTCATTGGGATCAACGGCAAACATGGGGTAGGCCCCGAACATCAGCACACGAACTAGCTCACGTAAGAACATTGACTTCTCCTATTCACGATCTTCCAAAATGGTCTGAGCCTGCAACCCTGCCCTTACCGCGTCCTCTATCCACTGCTTGAACATCTCACCTATGCGCACCTGATTCTGCGCTTTGCGTACCGCTTCTGTATCGCTTGGCTCCACCACCTTCAGCGCACTGGTACCCTTCTCAATCTCCACATCCGCACACTGCACCAGGTACGCACCGAGATTAGTGTTAAAAAATATCTCGACCTCCTTACCGAAGACCGCGGTATTCACCATATTACCTATGTCGATATCGCTCATCGCTGTGCCGTTTGCGGCTTGTTACGTGCTTCCACAATAGCGCGGAAGTGAGTCGCCAACGCGCGCTTGTTCTCGTTAGTCTCCTGAATGACGGTCTTCTGTATCTCGGTTTGATTCTTCTCTCTGGCCTTCTGAAGGCTGACGACATGCCCAGTTTCCTTCTCCTTCGCTTTACCCTGAAGTTGCTGAATCACTTGCATAGCCTGCTGCAACTGCTGCTGCATCTGAGCAACTTGAGGATTGTCGATCGTGAAGAACCGCGTACCGTCACTGTACCCAAGGAGGCCAAAGATCTCTTTCCCGACCTCGGGCATGTTCACACCCGGAGTAGGCTTCGCCATCATCCCGGTGTAAGAGTTCATCGCGAACAAGAACTTCTGCAGCTTTTGCATGGGGTCTGTAGCACCCATCCCCACGTTCACCGACAAAGTCAACTCATTGTCAAGCAGCGCATCAGTGGCCTCATCGACACCGTAACGCTGGTACACGTTGGCCTGCTTAGAGGCGATCTTCAACACCACCATATCCGTTTCGTACTTCTGCTCCAGCTTCACCAGATGGCGAAGCACGGGCTGCACAAACGTCTCAACGTAAGTGCGGATCAGGTACTCAACCAGTGTGCCTTGCGAGTTAGACAGCATCGCCATGTTGCGCGCGGGGGAGTTCTGCGCACCAGGCTGTGTCATGATCGAAGCAGGGTTAAAGTTACCGAGCAACTCATCAAGCTCCATGCTGATGCCTTGCTGCTCCTGGAACGCCGAGGCCGTCACATCATTCCAACTGATCTCACGTACGTCGTTTATCGGATCGTCGAGCATCACTACTCCGCCCGGCACATTGCGCACCAGACCAGCGATATCAGCTTCACGGCCACGCTTGACGAACCACTTCTTGTTCAGTACAAACTTCACATTGTCGAGGCGCTGATTGGCGACCTCATTGGTCTCGTCGATGAGCCCCTTACCCAACTGAGGCAGCGACGACGGATAGATCTTGTGCGTCTCCAGCACACAGCACCCCATCACGTAGGGCCGCATACCGTGGAACACAGTCTCCTCCAACGGGCGCGGCGCTGTGAGCAACGCCATATCCCCCATCGTATAAAATTCCCAATCCTGACCGTCCTTCTTGTGGATGTGCCGCTGCACCCACACGATGGTGTACGCCTCAATACTGGAGTTACTCGAATTGTAAGGGTCATCGCGGCCCTTGTTCCGCGCTGCGCGCGTACTGTCCATGGACAACTCGGTTGCCGCACCAATAAGCGCGTCGGACAACTTGTTCCATTCCCCCGTCTCCATCCTCGCCTTGACATCGATCACATACATCGGTATCAGGTGAATCAGGTACGGCGACGTATTGATGGGGTCCATCCAGTTGGCACCCGGGTCAATCCGCAGGTTCTCCACCGGGATCAAGTCCACCGCAGGCCTGTCCTTAACCACCTTGGGCTGCCCCGCCTGCATCACAACAACCGGCTCAGCTATGACAGAGGTCTCTAAATGACCCTCGGCAGTGGCCACAGAAGCCCCCAGGGGAAGCTCACCCTGCTCAGGGTACTCAGTATCGGGGGTGGCCTCACCAGCCTCCTGGGCAGGCGTTTCTTCGATCTCCTCGCCCGGTATCTCTTCGTACTCCCAATGCACATGGGCCAACACTACGCCGGTGTTCTGCGCGTCCTGGATGCCGCCCAGCACGATCTGATACCACGGCACGCTCTTAGTAAGCCGGTACTGCAACAACTCTTTCATGATCGCCGCGCTTGCCGCTTCGGCTTTGGAGGTCTTGTCCGTCGCCGAAACGTTCACCACGTCCATGTTACTGAAGAACGCCGCAGCCGCCGCGGCCTCGTTCTTGCGGATCACTGCCCGTATCTTGGGCCGGAAAATGCGGCTGCGCTTCTCATAAGCGGGTTGACTGTACTTGCTGTCGGATGAGTGCTGGGAGTTGAACGCGCGGATCGAGTCTTCCCAGGACTTGCGATAGTTCGTATCCACATAGCTGGTCGAACTATAAAACGCACTGCGCGCAAGCTCCAGCCACTCATCGTTTTCGGGCGGCGTATAGGGCACTCCGCTCGACGCAGTAGCCGCAGGCTTGCCGGTTTGAGCAGTCGGCGGTACATTACGTGGATCAGAGCGCATGCCGGCCATCAGGACTTCTCCCAAACTTGAGCTTCATCATCGGGGGACACGTGCCCGGTGTTGCGCTTCACCTGGACAGCCCTGTCGTCGTAGATTGCCTGACACTCATGGTCCTTCTCACGGCAGATCGGTAAGACCTCGCCCAGGTGCTCCAGCATCCAACGTCGTAAAACGGGATTCGGTTTCCGCGCAGTGAATAGGCGTACGTCCTTGCCCTCGCGAAGCCACTTGCGCGTCTTGCGTACCATAGGCTCAATCGGCGCACCGACATGATCCTCGCCTTGGAAGCCTGTGTAATGAGCCAGGGTGCCATCGAAGTCCACGCCAATCCAACCCTCACCTTTTTTACGTACATCATTCAATGCTTGTCCTTTAACGTGAGCATCTCTCCGTCCCACGCGCCACGCCGCGCACCGCAACGCTCCAGCAGTTCTCCACCGCCGAACACTATCGCCCCCTCCAAGTCACTCACCGTCGCGGCCTTCGCTACGTCCACGGTGAATCCGTAGCGCCCGTCGTCGATCGCGAGGTTCTTGATAACGAGTGCCATGCCGGGCGCCCAGCCCACGGCCCAGAGATGATTCGGGTAGGCATGCGCGAGTGTGTGCGCCGCCATCTTGGCGACAAGCTCCATCTGCGCATTCTCCGCGTGGGGCGTGGACTCGACGGTCTGAACGCTCAGGTCATTCATCAAAGGTCTCATCCCACGGTCTGCCCGCCTCACCCGCGTCGCGGCCCGGCTTGAATACCGCCTTCTGCGCCCGTGCGCGCTCCATCTTCACGTGCACGTGATCCGCCGCGCGGGAGGGCCCAGCGCTGCGCGCCACACCCACGCCCATGTAGTTACTCAACTCCGCGTGATCGTATTTCTTCTTCATGCCACCTCCTGATCCCCGCCCACAAGCTTCATCGTGCGTGGCGCGCGCTCCGTTGCCTGCAATTTCAACTCCTCGATCTGAATCTGCAACGTCTCGATGAGGTCGAGAGACCCGATCATTCCGTCAGAGAAGCCCTTGTCGTACACCGCCTGCAACGCCGTCTCGTGCGACTCGTTGTGCTTCGCGCGATACAACTCGTCGATCTGCTTGGCCGCGACGAGATCCGGCTCTAACGGCAAAATGCGCCCGTGTCTGTCCATGCTTACCCCAGGTTACTGTTGTAAATGCCGGTGTCGTTCCGGTCCGTGCTGTCGAATTTCCGCCCGCTCGACCACTCGTAAATTCCGCGGTCCGGAGCATTCCACTCCGCGCCCCACGCGCGCATCACCATGTCCTGCCAACTGATGGTGCGGGTGACCACCTTGTTACCAAGGTTCCTAAGCTGTGCCAATGATTGTGTCATGTGTGCCCCTATACAAACTCAGGTTCGAAATTACCCCTGTCCTCGTAGAGCTTGCGACGCTTGCTGTCCGTCATGCGCTTGTCACTCACGAGTCTGGAAGGCTTGTCCATCCGAACCCAATCATCAAAGCTCATCTTCTTCGATGACCAGTTGTCCTCGCCCTGATCGTAAGCGCTAGGTGTAGGCGGGTTCGGCATAGCGCGGCTCATTCGATGTCGGAGCCATCGGCTCCATGTCGTAAATGCGCGAGGCGGCGTCCACCAAGTCCTTCTTCCCGCCGAACGGAAAGAAATGCACCTGCATCCTGAACTGCTCGGTGATGTCGTAAATCGCGTCGTTCTCATCCTTGCGCTTGATCGGCTTGGAGATGCGGTACTCGTAACCGTTCAGCATCTTGCGCTGATTGGCGGTGTACTGATTCTCATCGGTCGGATGGGGGAGAAAGAATTTACCACTGCGAAAGTCCGGTCCCAGGCGCTGCACACGGTCCGACTTGGACCCCTCGCCCTCGCGAGGCCAGGCCAACTCCTCGATGTCAAACACCAGCTTCTGCACCCGCTGCTGCTCCAGAAAATAATCCAGATCGGCCTGCGCGCCGAAGGACTCATACCCCACACGCACCACCTGCACACCCACCTGTTGTTTCCACTTGACATACAACTGCGCCATGCGTTTCCAGCGCTCGAACAAATCCATCTTGTGATTGAACCCGTCGAGCAGGTACTTGTTGTTGGCGTAGTCCAAGCCCAACACCACCATGGCGGTGTTGTCGCTGTCGCGCTTCTTGCTCCGCGCGGGGTCGCACATGATGTACACCGCGAGGGTCTCAGGGCGTATCTCGTAGACCTGCAAGTCCTCCACGTTGAACATGCGCTGATGGCCCGCCAACGGATTGGCGAGCATCTGCGTACTTACCGTGGCCTCACCCTGATCGCGAATCTTTCGTTCCCACTCCGTCTGCGAGAGCAGCACCGGCTTGCCCCCAAGCGTGCCGTCGTGCGTGGCGGGGTAGATGCGCAGCTTGACCGCCCCGCGCTTCATCATCGCCTCGTAGCTGTCCGCATATGAATTCTTGGAGCAGAACCCTTCGGCCACATAATTTCCTGTCTCGGTCTCCAACCAGAAAACATCCTGAGACCCCGCGGATTCAATTGACCTCAGATTGATTTTTTCCGTCTTCAACTGCCCAAATAAAGTAGCTGTCAACGCTGTGTTTCTGTGCGGAGCTATCTGCATCAAGAACCGGTAACGTTCGCGCCAGCCGCCACAAATCTGGAAGACACACCGGTCGCTCCACGTTTCCTGACCTTTGGCCTTACTTTGTTCCCACCAGGATTCGGTCCATGAAAAATTCAACTGTGTCAGGATTGCCCGGCATTTTTGAATCAGATCCGGGTTCGCCATGGTCTGCGTAATGCACACCACGCCACTTGGATGATTCTTGTTTTTCTTAATCGTGCCCTCTCCATCAAAGAAACCGGCCAGCCAACCGGCTTCCCAGCTCACATTCGGTTCAACCGGCACGAGTAATTGCCGAATAGCACCCAGACCTCTCCACGCTTTTACACCTTTGGCCCGACGGCCGGTGCCCGGCATCGCCAATATGCTATATTCGTCACCACTGCCACGCGCACCCCGCCACCACTTGTGGTCCGGTGTGCATGTCACGGATCGCTCGTTATGGAATGTGTACTTATTCACCGGCTGCCCGGCATGAGATCCCCGGTCAATTACTTTGGCGGGGATCAGCCATCGCTTACTCCCTTCCAGTTCCCAGCCAATTACCTCATCTCCCACCTGCACATCCTTTATTGGCTTGTGTGACCAGTCCGCCATCAGGATTCGCGTACTCCCAATCGTGCAGTAGCGCGTACCGATGTGCCACTTCCTGCCACCCACCGCACCGAGGTTGTCGGAGAGTTCCCAGCACTCGGTGGTCTTGGCGATCTGATCCGGCGTACCGACCGACTCCTTCGTCACCACGTCGTCGTACACGAGCAGTGCGAAGTGCTTGGAGGTAGGCATGCCGTCCACTAGTCCGTGCGCTTCGATCGTCGCCTCTTTGGGGTTGGATTTACGCTTCACCACAATGCCGTTATCAAGCGACCACAGCAGCGACTCCTCTGCGGGGTTGTCATAGAGCACGTCGGGAAACAGCATTTTCAATTTGCTGTTCGACTCAAGCTCCTGCTTGATCTGGCGCAGAAAGGCACGCGCGATGCCCTTGGTGTGAGAGAAAATACCAATCGTGATGTCGGGATTGTTCAGCACTTCCTGAATGACACCGGCATAGGTGATAATGGTAGACTTGTAATGTTCTCTGGCCCAGATATCCAGGAATCCATCCGGGTTAGATTCTACTTCGCGGCACCGCGCGTAGAGCCACGGGTGGAGAACATCCTTGCGCCCAAAAATCTGAACGAGTAAGAAAAACCGGTCATAGAGCGCCATCGCCCTGACCAGTACCAGGTTCGTGTAGTTGTCAGTACGCCGCTCCCACTCGGAAAACACATCCTCGAAAGGGATCTTCAACATGCTGACCCCATCGTAGCGATGCTTGAACACTGCGCTCATTGCGCCGCTCCGCTGCCGTTACTATGGGGGAGCTTATCGGCAGTGGGGAACACCGGCATCTCCTCGATAGTCTCCATGTCGAGAGTCACCACGTCGTTGGCGATCTTCATCCCCACGCCGCGTATTGCTTCGCGCAGTTGACCGGCGTCCATAAGCCCGAGTGCCACCTCGACGGGGTTCTTCGTGTCGCCCCTGATGATCGTGCTCTGGAGCTTGGAGTGGATGTAGGGGGCGCACTTCTCCGCGACGGCCACAGCGTTCATCGCCTCGGACTTCGCACGCACACGATGGGCAATACCCACGTCCGTGCCAAAAGCGGCTTCCGACAAGCGCAGTTCCGCCTGCGCGTCGTCGTAGAACATTTTCATCGTCTCCAGCATCACTTCGAGAGGGGAGAGCTTGATCTCGTCGGCCTTCGCCACCAAGCGCTCCTGCACACGCTTGCGGGCCTCAAGGGTCATACTGGCGTGGGTCTGCGGAATGTTTCGCTCCCGCGCCACATAGCTTGACTTTCTTTTCGGTCTATTGGCGGGCCGTGGCTTTTTAAGCTTGTCGTCCGGCAACTTGGGACGGCCACGCCCACGAGGGCTGAACCCGGCTGGCCTGGTCGTCACTGGAGCACTTTCTTTTTCCGCCCCTTGGACTTCTTCACCGCGGAGTTGGCTATGCGGACGGCCTTGGCTTCGTCCCCAGTGCGCGCCAACACAGAGTTGGCAGTGGAGGTCCACTGGCGCCGCAACGGAGCGTTGGTGGCTTTGTGGGTCTTCCTGAACGCATCGGATAATTTCCAGGGCATGGGTTACTCCACGTTGGTGCGCACCTTGTTCGGGATGGGAATACTCACGGAGGGATGCTTGAGGAGATTCTCAATGCGAAGGAGCGTGTGAAGAATACGTTCCAGAAGCTCCCGCTCCGTGAGTTCGTGGTGATGCTCCTTGTGCATCAGGTGATTACGATGCCCAATACGCCCGGCACGTCGATCAACACCGGAGGTGGGGAGAGTACCGAGAATGACGCCGTGGCCGGGGCACCAAGCGGGCCGCCACTGGCATCAACACGCTGCACCGATGCGAGATACGCAGGGTCTGTGGCAGCTTCTTCCGGCACCGCAGGGAACACTACCGGGGATGCGTCGGCAGTCATAGTCAGCGGGGTGGGCAAGGTGCCGCCACTGATGGACACAGCGAACCCACCTGGCTGAGTGCCTGCGGGAAAAGACTGGGATGAGAGATCCCACGAAACTGTCACGGTAGCCATGATTTTTCATCCTTGCGTTGGTTGCCGCGGACTTGCATTCAGGGTGGCAATTCCCTTACGTGTTAGGAGACACGCAAGCCCGCAGCAAGAGGTTAAGTATCACCGGAATAATTGTGGTAGCCGTCATAGCCCGTGCGGGGGCCATAGGCGGATTCGTTTTCGAGAAAGAGTTTCAGTCTTGCGGGAACATCCTTGTTCTTCGAGCGGAGAATGCTCGCATCAAGCTCGTAGGAACCGGACATGTCGGGCGTCGCACGCCACTCCTTGGGGCAGCACTCGTGATTGTGAGCAGGAAAGCTTGGCTTCATGGAGGTCTCCTTTAGAGAAACCATATCACAACGTTGCTAGTAGGTGCAAACATTTTCCGCATTTGTGGGGGTCATGGACTATGACGAGGGCAATATACAGACGTATACATATATAC